CCGTTTACTAGGCTAGCAAAGTGTTTTGCCTGTTTTTCATCATCCTCGAAACAACAAGATCTCTTCACACCATTGTCATAATAATTTACGTACCATTTCATATCCTTTTTCCTCTCTTTCTCCCGGATCAGCGTCCGGGGGTGAATGTTTTTTTGTTTTCCTTTGATGGTTATATAATACATTATTTATAATGTTATTTCAATATACAAATACACCAAATTTAATGCGTTTATATATGCCGCAATTTGTGCATTATTTATAATGTAAAAATACTTGCAAAAGCGAAATTACTTATATATAATAAAAGTATGAAAACAAGCTAAAAAAGGAGGAAAAAATAAATGATAACATACAAAATAGATGTTCTTGAAACGCTGAAAGACGCTGGATATAACCCGGCAAGACTGAGAAAAGAAAAACTTCTTGGCGAAAACGCTATACAGTCATTGAGGAAAAACGAAATGATCGGAATAAAAGCGTTAGACAAGATATGTACTATATTAGATATGCAGCCAGGGAATGTTATAAAATATGTAGAAACGGAAAAGAAATAAAAACATTTAAAATAATGTAAATAAACACTTGACAAAAACATTAATTATAATGCATAATAAAGACAGTTAAAGAAGACAAGCACATAGCCCCCCAGGGTGGGGCGGATCAGGAGGGGAAAATGAAAAATACAGAGGCTGGAAAAGCTACAAGAAGGGTACAACTTAAAAACATGCCGTTCGATCGTTTCGAGGACGGCGTTGGATTCATCCACGCAACCGGATATGATTGCCTTGTAGACGGTCAGTGGATGACCGAATACGAAGATAACATCTTTGAGGACGCTGCCGGATGTTCCTACGAGGTTGAGCCGGAAGAGGAGCCGGAGTGGACGGAAGAAGACGAGGCACAATGGGCTGAAACTTTCAAGCCGTATCCGGGATTTGAAGAATAGAACAAGGAGGGGAAAGAAATGAGAATCAACGGAATCGGAGTTGTTAGCAAGAAAGAAGCAATGTCCATCTTGACAAAAGAAGGACGGGAAGAAGTTAAAAACGGTGGAATCACCGTAGAAGAGCTTGGAGAAATGTACAAGCTCGAGCAGGTCAAAAAAGCCTGCAAGATAGGAAAGTGTCGTGATACTTTTGCGGCCAACTACAGCCGTATCCCGGACAGCTTAAAAGAAAAGCTTACGCCGCAGGAACTGGCGGAGCTTACAGTGGCGTTTTATAAATGTTACGGGGACGGGAAAAATGCAAAAGAATAAAGAGCCGGAAATCAGCTCTTTACACTTAAAATTATTGTTTCAACCCTCGGCGACCGGAATTGTTGGTCGCTCCACTTACAGAACATCCTCTGTAAGCGACAATAATATTATACCACAAAGAAAGGAAAAAGACATGAAAAAAACAATCAATCTTTTAAACGAAGTTGTAAAAATGGGCTTCAGTAGGGAAAAGGCTCTCAGAGATATCGACGCAAGTCTTGACGAAGAGCTTAGAACCGAAAACCGAAAGCCACTGATGGAAGAGGAAATTCCCGATCAGCTTTACGAAGATATCCTTTTCGGCTTCAGATGCGAGGCCGAAGAGCCATGAAGACAGTGTTAATAGAGGGATACATGGAAAAGGGCGTTTTCGCAACGCCTTTTTCGCACGCCGGGAAAAGGGTATATACGTACCCACTGCCGCCTTTTTCTACAGTTGCCGGGATGGTCCATTTTTTGTGCCGGTGGAGTAGCTGGCACGACATGAACATATCAATAGCCGGAAGCGGAACGATGAACGAACAGGAGTTTACAAAACGCTGGAAGGGTGGAGCTTATGCCGGATCAGAAACGGAAGAATTTAAAAAGCGTTTTCCCGTCCGAGTGAAAAACGGCCCGGGGTTTACAGGCTGGGTTAATACGCCGATTTTGGTTGATTTTGTCGCAGATTTGAATTTGCGTTTGCACATTCAGCCAAAAAACGAAAAGGAAGTTGACATAATTTATAAAATGCTGAAGTATCCGAGACGATTTCCAAGCCTGGGACGGCATGAGGATTTGCTGAGAATTGATAATGTCGAAGTTGTTGACATTTTGCCACCGGAAAAAGTGGCGCTGAGTTTGCCAGCTTATGCGCCGGTACTTCCGGGAATCTCCGGCACCATTTACACACTACACAAAAAATATACGGTGAACAGAGAACGGCGAATTTTCGAAGATGTAAAAACGGCGTATCTTGATGCAGGGCAAGAAGTCACGACCGAAATTGACAGCTGCGGAAACCCGGTGTTTTTAATGTGATTATTGACAGCTGACAATGATTATATTATTATAACTATAACGTCATTTTTATGACGAATGTAAAATTGGATCATTAGTTATTAAGTTAGCAAAACATTAATAGTTACATTGTGGAACAGGTGGAAAACGCCTGAATGTAAAGTTAGATTGTTAGCTATTAGGCTAATACCCGCAATTAATAGCCCCATTGTGGAAAGAAAAAAGCCTCCGGATATTATCCAGGGGCTTAAACTCTTTTTTTGTGGCGGCTAACGAGGGGAGAACAGACCCGCCGCCGAAGTCTGTTAAATTATTCATAGCACACAAACGTTTGTTTTGTCAAGAAAAATATTTTTTGCTTTTGGCTTGACAGGTTTTTATAAAATGTGCTATTGTGTCCTCAACGAGGAACTCAGGAGGGGCGAGCCAATCGAAAATCAATAAAAAATCATTCAGCCAGGTAACCGGATCAGACGCCGGAAGCCTGGCTTTTTCTGTGCCAAAACGCCCTATAATTATATTATATATACAATCCTCTATTAATTAATTCTATACAGTACCGTATTATAACATCTTTTAAGCCCCTCCTAGATTCTGAGTTTATTAATATATACTTAGATACACTATATTATAATATATATAGCTCTATAACGTTGTATATTGAGTTGTAATGGATTATTTTATCAATAGGTCTTTTATTATGCATTGAGCAATAAAAATAAATTTATGCTTGCATTAATGACTTACATGTGCTATTGTAAATGGCAGATAAACAAATACATTTACGATTTTTAAACAAAGGACGATAAAAACTGAAAAGCATTTACGGAACTTCCGGCGCTGATCGTAGCTGCTGGGCGTGTTCTTCGATTGCTAACCGGTTTGGTATCGTCCTTTTTATTTTACTAAATTAACAGATTAACGTTGTAAAGTGAGGTGATACAGTGAAAGATAATACTATCAAGACAGAGAAGGAAACAGAAGTATACTTGAGTAATATTAATATATATGCTGATGAATATATTAACACAGTGTTATGTGTATCACCTGATAGTGAGAATTACAGAAAAGAAGTAGCTGATAGTTTTGTTGATATGATATTTTATATTGCTGATCACATACAGAAACCCAGTAACGATGATATAGAATTATTAGATCATATGTTTAGTGTGTTTGTAAGGCTGTGCAGTAAGTATCATGTTTTACCGACTCTGGAAGTATTTAGTTTTCTGGTAGGGATTAACCGCTCAACGTTTAGCGATTGGATGCGCGGGGACTATAGAACCGCCACAGCACATAGCAACACGGTGAAAAAATGGTTCGATATTTGCAAAAACTGCACGCTTAATAGACTGCATAACCAACCCGGAACAAATGCAAACCTGATCTTCGTTGCGAAAGCTGCATACGGCATGGCAGAGACAGCACCGGTCCAGGCGGATCATGTGCAAGGTATCCCGCAGCAGTCAGCGCAGCAGATCGCGGACCGGTACAAGGACGCGCTGGAGCTTCCAGAGATGGAACGGCCGAAGCTGTGAACACAAAAGCAGTAAAAACACAATATATTGTATCAAGCAAGGCAAAAACACAATATATTGTTTACCGTAATGTATAAATAGGGTGTACTTAAAATGTACAATGAACAGCACGAGAAAATTTGTGCAATATGACGAACGAAAAGCGGCATCAACTTCCTCTGACTACTGCCGAAGGCCGAACAACAACAGTGTGATCCGGTGCAGCGGGTCCCATGGGGCGGCGGGCTGACCGGATAGCGTACGGATGAGACGGGGACCCCCTTGGAGGGAAAGCCACCAGGAGCCGGGTGAGCCCCCAAAGCAAATAAAATAACAAAAAGGCCCTTTTCACATGGCAGAGATAGTGATTGCAACACGACAAGCCGTAAGCCTTAACGGTTTCTCTGCCAACACAAAATAAGGCAATACCAAGAAAGGCAGGTATGAAGAATGAATGAAATGATGATTTTTAGCAATCCAGAATTTGGAAACGTAAGAACAGTGACGATAGACGGAAATCCTTGGTTCGTTGGAAACGATGTAGCAAAAGCATTAGGATACGTAAAAGAACGAAACGCCATTGCTAATCATGTCGATAAAGAGGACGCCCTGAAATGCAGCCTCCCTTCAAACAGCGGAGTACAGGAAACAATCGTGATAAATGAGAGCGGTTTGTTTTCACTTATACTATCAAGCAAACTCGATTCTGCAAAAAGATTTAAACATTGGGTAACAGCAGAAGTCCTTCCTTCTATCCGTAAAACCGGAAAGTATGAAGTTGGTCAGAAACAAGATTCTTACCAGATAGCTGATCCGATAGAGCGAGCTAAAAGATGGATTGAAGAACAGCAGGAAAAGCAGTTACTTGAACAGAAAGTGCAGGAGCAGAAGCCCAAAGCGGAGTACTTCGATTCTCTTGTAGACAATAGACTGCTCACAACATTTCGGGACGCTGCGAAAGAATTTCACATGCCACCCAAGACGCTTACGAAATGGCTGTCAGATAACGGGTATATTTATCGAGACCGGCACAATATCATAAAACCATACGAACAGCATCGAAAGTCAGGGCTTTTCCAGATGAAAGATTTTTCAACGCCTTATGGGTATTCAAATGTTCAAACATATATCACTATAAAAGGCAAGGAAACATTTCGACTGTTACTACAGGGACAAGGACTGGTTAGGGCATAAAAAAAGAGAACCATTACGGTTCCCTTTTGAGATCGGCACTATTAAATTTCACAATAACATCTGGAATTGCTTCAACGGCAATCTGGCATCCAAGAAAATCCAGAATTGCTATAAGCTCATTTGCAGAAAGCGTTTCTCTGGAAAACTTGTTTGCAAGTGCTTGTGGTGAAGTACCTAGATGCTCAGCCACTTGAATGTTTGTTATTTTCTTCAGCTTCATGATTTGCTTAACTTTTTGAGATACCATAGTAACACCTCCTAACTACATAATAAACGCAAATGTTATAAAAATCAAATAAAATTCACTCAAACGTGTATTTTACTATTGATATAACACACCCTATGGTGTATAATTAAGCCATAAAGAAACGGGGGCGTGTATATATGAAGATAGGATATGCAAGAGTATCGACAGTAGAGCAGAACGAAGCGAGACAGATGGAGGCATTGAGAGAAGAAGGCGTCGATAAAATTTATATGGATAAGAAGTCCGGCAAGGATTTCAACCGTCCTGAGTACCAGAAGATGATTGCTTCCCTTCAAAAAGGCGACGTACTGGTGATCCATTCCATTGATCGACTTGGAAGGAATTACGAAGAAATTATAGCTGAGTGGAGAAAAATTACAAAAGAGATTGAAGCAGATATCGTTGTTCAGGACATGCCATTACTTAACACCACGCAAAACAAAGATTTGACCGGGACTCTGATTGCTGATATTGTATTGCAGCTTCTTTCATACGTAGCTCAGAGAGAGCGTGAAAATATTCGTCAGAGACAGAAAGAAGGAATTGCGATTGCGAAAGCTCAAGGAAAATATAAAGGACGAGCAAAAAAAGAGGTAGACAAAGAACTCTTCGAGAAAACAAAGCAAAGATGGCAGGCTGGGGAAATCACCAAAGTTCAGTTTGCCGAAATCATGGGAGTGTCAAGAGGAACACTATATAAAATGTTGGGAGGGGAACAGTAATGATAGACTTTACAAATAAGTGTGTTATCACAGAAAGCGATGTTGAATCAGCGAAGCTTCTTAAGATGGCAATTTCTCAAGGCTTTGCGCTTCCGAAAGGCGAAAAAGTAATGGAATCATGCAGATTTTTCCGTTTTATCGGAAGTCCGTATAAAAGCGTGATTGCGCTGTCAGCAGTAACACAGGAAATGTATGATCGAGCTATATTGTATTCACATTTATTCGGGAATGAGCTGGAAGAATTGATGAAAATTTCTGATCTGGCTGCTAGGTGGTGCCGTACATATGGATACAACCATCTTAGTGTATATGCCAATGAAGAAACTGACGTATACACCGGGCGCGGAATTGCTAAAAATAAAGATGGTGCGGTGCAAGATGTGAAAATCAAATTAAATAAGCCACGTAAAATAACGGTAGCCGAGCTTGAAGAAAAATTGGGCTATCCGGTAGAAATAGTAAGTTAAGGATACTGCCTATGAAAAAGAGTAATATCCAAGGTGAATCCATTCGTATCCGGTTACCGTACCAATTGGAGCAAAGACTTATAGCTGAAAAGAACCGAACCGGCAAAAGCGTGTCGCAGATCACCCGTGAAGCCTTGACACAGTATTTTCGGAAAAGGTAGGTAAAAGACGATGCTTGAAAAAATTTTTAAAAAACAAAAAAGGTCTTCTGAATGCCATCCGCTTGAAAAGCCTTTAGCTCATGATCGGACGTACGAGTATCATCACAAGAAAGCTGTTCTGGAGGACGAAAGACTGTACGACACGGAATCGGCGAAAAAGGTTTTTACGGACAAAGCTAGTTTGGAATATATCGCACTCGGAAGAGTAGTGCAAAGAGCTTACTTCTTAACTCCGAACGGGAATTGGTTTTCAGCTGAAGAAAAAATCGAGACTGAAAGCGGAATCACTGATGTCGGCGATTATCGTATACAGGTCACAAAAACCATTTACACATACAGTGATCTTCGGATAGAGCAAAAATACAAGGTTAAAGACCTGATTGGAAGAAATGACTATGAGTTATACAAAGAATATTTTGGAGAGGTAGAAGAGGCATGAATAAAGAAAAAGAAATCTATGAACTGTTACCGTCAGAACCAGTTGACGTAGCAGCTATGCTGATAAAAGCAACGATTGTTACGGACGCACCGGTATTCGCACTGTCCCCAATGCTTGAAGGCAAAATGGTTGCAATTCCGAAATACGATCCGGTTCAGCTTCAGGAAATCGCAGAGCATCTTCTGGTGTACTGCAATGCACAGGAAAGGGGATATGCAAATGTCTGTTGTGAAGATTGTAAATCCGAATCCGTATGACTGGAGGGGGACACAGTACTTTATTGACGAACATAAAGTACCGAGGGTAAAATCGGTTGATTTTCATGTTTCGGTCGATGAAGTACCGACGTTTAACTTTGAAATGATGGGAAGACCAGATATTGAAATGGAATGTCTGGCACAGATTAGTGTTAGCTCTCAATCAATTACTGATGCAATTTCAGTTTTAAGGCACGAACTGCTTCAACATGGAGAAATATACCAAGGCTTCAAATCAAGCCTGAAATCGGCTCTGGAAATCTATTCTACATGTGGACTTCCATTTGAGCCTGAAGAAGAGACAGCAGAAAAGATTCTTGATTTCATGATTGGAGAAAAACGATGAGGACGATATTTACGATAATCGCACTTGTCATCAACATCCTGATGTTCGCTTCGGCAAGTTTTGGGATCGTGACAAATAACAACAAAGATAAATGGGAATCTGCCGCTTGTTCGATGATTCTTATTGGAACCGGAATAAGCGTGATTTTATTTTTAACATCCCTGTGAGGTGAAATAAATGTTACTGGCATTTCCGATGGTTTTAATTCCGCTGATATTGGTCGAGTGGATTAAAATAATAAAAGCAAAGGTACAGTCCTCACCGTATGGACTTGGAGGAAGGTTCATCACGGACAGGACGAGGCATGAAATCCCTAGATAGCCTGTATCAGCACGGATTTATAACAATGAAATAGATATCCAATCCAAAGCCAAAATTTCCTCCAAATGAGTTACGGCTGATACAGGCGTTCCAGGAAAAAGCATAAATATATCAATGGTGTTTTTGAAGTATATCACATGCGGCAGGGTTGAGCGACTGCCGCAACATAGCGCATTGGCGAAGTGGTTAACGCACCGGACTTTGACTCCGTTATGCGTGGGTTCGAATCCCACATGCGCCGCTCTGCATCGGGCTTCATCTTCCCTTTGATGCAGATTGGATTTTCTTTTTCCTTTTTTCATGAAATACCCTTTAACCACCTATCGCAACGGCGATGACTAAAGGAACAGTCAAATGTTCCGGGTGGTTTCAACCTTTGTTGCAGCTGGCGGTCAAGAACTGCAACAGTAGTAAAAAGACAGATATCGCAGCGACCCTGTATCTTTTTGCTACTCAGGAAGCTTAGCTCAGTTGGTTAGAGCAACCGGCTCATAACCGGTCGGTCCTGGGTTCGAGCCCCAGAGCTTCCATTTCTCCCAAAGCTGCCCATCCGTTTAATGGGCAGAAAAAACTGCCGAATGTGTGTATGTGGGTTGTTTTCCAGAAGGTACGTAACGGCGTAGCCGGATTGAAAAAGCAACTTCCCGTTCGGTACTGCCTCTGAGTTGAATATGTCGCCAATGAGTGCACGTTGACGACAGGGAGTTTTCAAGAGGCATTCAGGAATAATCCTCCGAAACAACTCCGTGGGACTGACACTGATGAAAACAGTCTAGTGGAAAGCATAACACGATAAACCTATTGCTAACCCGGTGCAATCCGGGTTAAGGCAGGATGGAGAAGTGGAATCTCACAAGGCTCATATCCTTGAGAACGGCGGTTCGAATCCGTCTCCTGCAAATTAATTCGTTCGTTCTATGCTGTCAGTGCACGGGCGGCCTATGGTTCAAGCGGATTAAACCCATGGGAAAAGGTTGATGTTTATCCTGAGGACTGCTGGGCAGTACGAAAAGCATATCATTTATATGTTGTGCAAAATGGAAATCATCTCATTCATTTACCGAGGTGATCAGCCGTGGTAAGCGGCACGGAATGTAGCTCAGCGGTAGAGCAGTGACTTACAAGTCATGTGTCGCAGGTTCGATTCCTGCCATTCCGATTCCGGTAAATTGCCATTACCGGAAAGCATTTCCAAAATGCTCAAATTTACCTTCTGATTGGTTCCGGTGGTTCGCGTTGGGTGACGATGCGTGGTTCAAGTCCACCCACCGGACTTTTTATTTTATAGAAAAAGGTTACTTGGTGATAGCTGTGAATGTTGGGAGGGTGTAAAAAATGAAAATTCATGAAGTGATACGTCTGAGAAATGTATACGGTGGAGAAACGACTCTTAATGACCTTGTAAGTCTAATACAAGGAAATAGAATTCATAGATGCCCGAAATGCGGCGGAAGTGGAACTACTATCAAAAGAGTAAATCGTGCACAATACTGGGAGTGTTGCGATGATTACAAAGAAGTGGAAGTCACTTGCGACCTATGCAACGGTGAAGGATACACTGAGAAAAGATACGAGCCTAGAATGGTGCAGGATGGATGGAAATGCGAATAGCAGGTAAAGAAATCAAAGATGAATGCTCCAAATGCGGAAATATCCTCGAATGCGAATTGTTCCGTCAGGGGCATGGAATAAAACAGGAACGTGAGAATATAGCAAAGATGATCAAGTGCCAGATGAAGCACAGGGAGGAAAGAGAGAAATGAACGAATTGAAGGTATTAAATGAGCAGGAAGTGTTAGGAAAACAGTTTAAGGTTTACGGAACAGCAGAGGAACCACTGTTTCTGGCTAAAGACGTAGCAGGGTGGATTGAGTATGACACATCATCAGTGCATAAGATGCTTTCCAATGTAGACGATGATGAAAAGGTTCGGAAGAATGTTCCGACCCTTGGAGGAACACAGGAATCATGGTGTCTTACTGAAAATGGTTTGTACGAAGTCCTGATGCAGTCCAGAAAGCCGATCGCAAAGCAGTTCAAGAAAGAAGTCAAAGAGATTCTGAAGACTATTCGTAAGCATGGCATATATGCCACAGACAATGTTATTGATAATATTCTCAATAATCCAGACTTTGGCATCGAGCTTCTGACCAAACTGAAAAAAGAACGTGCTGCAAGAGTAGAAGCTGAGAGAAAGAACGCTATCCTGATGCACGTCAACAAAACATATACCATTACTGAGATTGCAAAAGAACTGGGGCTGAAATCAGCAATGCAGTTAAATCGAATCCTGGCAGAAAAGAAGATACAGTACCAGGTGAACGGTACGTGGCTGATGTACTCTAACTATAGCGATTGCGGATATGAGGAAATCAAACAGGAAGTATTGGATTCTGGAAAAGTAATCTACCACAGACGGATTACACAGATGGGACGGGAGTTCATTCTTGATCTGTTTGAGAAAACAGCATGATTAAAAGGGAGGATGCTATGAGAATTGAAGATATGAAAAACTGGACGGTAGACCAGCTGAAGAAGGAAGTTGTTCGTTTGGCTGATGAGAGAGAAGCAAAGCAACATGTAATTCTGAACAAAAACAAGAAAATCAATGATCTTCAGGCTGAACTGGATAAGATGTGCAATTATAACGACGAGTTAAAGAAACAGATAAATCCTGAATTAGACCCAGCATTTTGTGATGCAGTTAAGGATATTGATGATCACCTTAGAGAAATTCAGGACAACTACATTACGATCAATCAATTAGGAACAGCACTCGATGTAATTATTGACCGATATGCAAATCTGAGAAAGATTCATGGGGTGAGTTGATATGAAAGAATTTAAAACAGCATCTGGGACAATCAAAATCAAAGAGATAATCCCGTTGAATACATGGCAATTTCCGATTGAAGTAAACGGACGAATTAAAACAATTAAAAAAATTTTGGAAAAGGAGCCATTCGTAAAAGGCATTGTATACATTAAACGAATAGCTTTTTTCGATGGAGAACTTGCAACACAACAATTAAATGAACAATGGCTTGTTGATATTTTACGATGCGAAAATGGTTGCACAAAAATTGTATCCGAAAAGATCATATTAGAAGAACCGTTTTATGATGTATCTCAGAATAAGACGATGACTTATGGAATCCAAGTAATAAGCAACTATAATGTCTCAAATAATTACTTGCGAATGCACGAAATTCCCCATATACGCAGCGTTGCAGGGCGAAAAGGAGTGAGGAAGCATGAAAGATAATGTATATTTACTTAGCAGCCCTTGGACAGAAGCCGTTCAAAGCCTATATCTTTCTTCAGGAGCGTTTAAAACATGCATTGTTTCATATAAAAATAATTATCTTAAAATGCATGGAAAACGCAAAATAAGACAGGTCGCCGGAAGAAAGAGAAAAAGGAAGTTCCGCAATCAATTCAGCGATAATGTAAGAAGCAAAATGAGAATTTATCTTAAACGGAAACGTAAAGGCATTAAGCATAAAAAGAATAGGAGATTAAAGTGAGTATCAAATCAGCGTTTGAATCTGAGGGGATAGATTTCTCTCAGGTAATGAACCCACCGGAGCCGTGGGACGGACGGGCATTAATAAAGAACATCAATGGCAAACTGTGGTATTGTTGCCCTTTTTGCGAGAAGAAAGCACTTCTGATTAGCCCAGAGACAAAAATTCAGCATCTTAAATTGAAATGCAAGGGTAGCAACTGTAAGAAAGAATTTGAGGTGAATGTATGAAAATTGTGGTTAAAAGGATTCCGATTGAGATCATCGAACTTGGAATAGAAACATATGCGCAGATTGATATCGAGGAAATTCTTCTTACATCTTATCCGCCAATTACAAAGACCGTTTTAAAATTTTATACTGAGTACACTGCATTTGAATTCCAAAAGGAATATTCAGTAAAAATAAAAAATGATGATATGGTCATAAAATGTTATATTGGAGGACTTTCAAATATTCTAATTCAAAAAGACGCAGGAGAAAGAACTGCTGTTGAATGGTATCCGGTTATATGCGATTCGGAGGTACATAATGAAAATAATCCTTTGACTTGTTATATAAACCCACCTTATCCAGAAACAAAACTTGATAAAACTATAAAAAGAATCAATGAATCACAGAAATTTGATTCAGTATTCAAAATTGACTTTGATGAATTTTTTGAGCGACATACCAGAATGGAATTGGCACATATCGCACATGAAATTATCAATTATTTGGAGGAACCAGATGAATATAAAACGGATTAAATGTATTTTAACAGGCGGATGTAGATTCCGGGATTCAGCTATTTCAGAGTGCGACGATAAAGAAAAGACCTGTACCATTACGGAAACTTGCTGCAAGTGTGGGAAGAAATATACAGCCGTATTTACTTACAAACAATTAGGGATTCCAGATTGAGGTGAATATATGAAATATGGTGTAGTGAATTATCCCGTTAAGGTTATTGATGAAGAAATCATTAATGCACTGGCAGACATTGAAATACATCATGAAGAAGATAAACGAATTGTTTTGGTAGAATGCGTCATGAATTACACTGATCTTCCGGAGGAATGCATTCTTGAAATTGGATATCTTAAAAGAAAATTCAAACTCATGCATACTGAATCTGTTGCATCAGAATCAGATATTTATAAGTTGAAATTTATGTTCGAACGAGTAGAAGATATAAATAAAAAAGACGAGTGGTGGGATTCACTTAGAAGCATCGTGAGGTAATGTATGATATGGAACGAAGAAATATCCTTTGATGGATTTCAAAAGAAGATTGATGAGTGGTACAAGGATAAAGACTTTGAACTGTGCGACCCACCTATCAGCGCTCAGTTTGCCTTAGACTTAATTTTCAAGACATTAGTAGATGATAGAGAAGATTATCCGTATCTCACAACTATGTCAGAAAACACAGAACAAACAAATAGCATCATGCTTGATTTGATTCTTCGGAAATACAGTCGCAAATATAGAAAATACTTGAAATTAAAAAAGAAAAATAAATAAATCAGTCAAAGAGCCACATGAGAGCCAGACTAAATCCTAAGAAGAAAGGAGGTCTGGCTCTATTTTTATGCAGAAATTTACAGAAGGCTCATTTGAGTGGTACCGGGCGGTCTTAAATCAAATCATCAGCGGAGATATGTCTGTTTACCAGAATCAGAAAGACTGCCTTGATCTGTTGTTAAACATGAACATTGATTTGCCGTTTACGGAGAATCCGGAAGCACAGCAAATGGCAATAAAAGTAAGTAAGTATGCTCATAACGTAGCCGCAAGACAAGCTGCACTGACGGGAAGCGGTAATTTTGATGATATTTACTGGCAGTATTTGCTGTTAGAAGCCCCATGGCTATTCGAGAGTTATCTGTACTACATGGAAAAGAACAGACAACCACGAAGAAAATTCTATGAGCCGAGAAAAAAGACATTGAATATTCTCGTACAGGATTTACAGGACTTAGAGGACGGAAAGATTGAGTTTCTTGGCGTGTCTATGCCACCCCGAACAGCAAAATCAACCACCTGTATATTTTTCCTGTCCTGGATAATGGGTAAACGCCCGAACAGCCATAACGCTATGAGCGGTCACAGTGGAATCCTTGCCGATGGATTTTACGGAGAAATACAGAACCTTATTTCGACACCAGAATATACCTTCAACGAAATCTTTCCGTCTGCAACCCTTGAAAAGAAGTCGGCAGAGAAGAAAGAAATCAACCTTGGCGCACCGGACCGATTTTCGACGCTGACCTGTCGTGGTATTGACGGAACATGGACTGGTTCCGTAGATATATCTTCGGACGGTTACTTATATGTGGATGACCTTGTTCGTGACAGAACTGAATCATTAAGCCCAACACGTCTGGAAAACCGGTATCAGGATTATCTGAACGTTCTGGTTGACCGTAAAAATGACGGTGCACGAGAGTTAATGGTCGGAACACGATGGAATGTCATGGATCCTCTTGGAAGAGTGGAGACTGAAAAGAAAAATAATCCACGGTACCGCTTTAGGAAGATTCCGGCATTGAATGAAAATGGTGAATCCAACTTTGATTATGACTACGGAGTAGGATTTTCCACGAAATATTACGTGGATATGAAGTCAAGACTGGATGCTAACGAATGGCAAGCCAAATACCAGCAAAATCCATTTATCCGTGAAGGAATCCTTTTTCCGGAAGATGGACTTCGGTACTACAATGGAATACTTCCGGAAGGTGACAGCCGTGTTGTTACTGCCTGTGATGTTGCATGGGGCGGTGGAGATAGCCTTTCAATGCCTATTGGGCGAGAATACGAAAATGGAGATATCTATATTTTTGACTGGGTATTTAACAAAGGAACAAAAGAAGTTACCCTTCCACTTGTTGTTGGAAAAATCATCGGAAATGAAATCCGTCAGATTAATTTCGAAGCAAACAACGGTGGTGATATGTACAAGATGTACGTGGATGAAAAACTTAAAGAACAGAAGTATAAATGCAGTTGCACATCCAGCCGTGCACCGGGAAACATGGAAAAAATGTCTAAGATCATCGCATATTCAGATGATATAAAAAGAAACTTTATTTTTTTGGACGAAGAACACCGGAGCAAAGAGTATCAAGCAGCTATGGACGAACTTACTTTCTTTGTCCAGCTTGGAAAAAATGTGCATGATGACGCACCGGACGGTCTTACTCAGCTTCAGATGTTTATAGAAAAAGGAAATGTAGGTACAGTGACGGCTATGCGCAATCCATTATGGGGAGGGAGAATGAGATGAACACACGACAATATCTTGAGCAAGTGCAAGATTCTGATAGAAAAATACAGAATAAAATACAGGAAGAATACCGCTTAAGGCTTTTGGCAACCAGTATATCTTCTTTTTCAAATGGAGATAAAGTGCAGACTTCCGGCGGAAAAGACCGTGTTGGTGATGCTGTAACCAGAATTGTTGAATTGCAGCAGGAAATAGCATCTGATGTCAAGGGACTGGCAGAATTGCAAATGAAAGTTTCCGGAGATATCAATGATATGGAAAACTCCATGTACTCATCCTTACTCCATAAGAGATACATAGAATTTAAAAATCTGGTTACGGTCGCAGACGAGATGGGATATTCCGTACAGCATATCCGTTCCTGCCATGGAAAAGCCATTGAAGCTTTGCGGAAACAAAAGCATTTTGAAAGTTAATATGTTTTAATATGGAATCATATGTTCTATGTATAATATAATGTAACCTGTAAAACGAGCATCGGAGAATAATCCGGTGCTTTTTTAATGCCCAAAAATGGGAGGTGTAGGCAGTGGGCAGAAATAAAATGAATTTCATTGACTTATGCCGGGGCGAGTTTGGTCGCAAAATTGCCTATACCGGTGTAAGCCAGATCACAACAGCAAACGTCAGAAAAGTTGTTTCTGATACAATCGGTACTCATAACCGGAATAGGGTACTGATTGACTATTTGTACCGGTACTACAAAGGAGATCAGCCGATTCTCTATAGAGAAAAAGTGGTGCGACCGGAAATCAACAACCGTGTATGCGAGAATCATGCGCTGGAAGTTGTCCGCTTCAAAGCATCACAGACATACGGCGAACCTATCCAGTATGTGTGCAAGAAGAAAAAAGCTACAAAAGAAGCAAATGAGCAGGTAGATTTGTTCAACGACTATCTGGACGAAGCAAACGCAGAAGCCAGAAACATCGAACTAGGTACTTATCAAAGTGCTGTAGGAACCGCATATAAAGCGATTCTGAAAGAAGATGACTGGGCAAAGGACAGTGAGTTACCACCATTTCGAATTTTTATACCATATCCGGGGGATTGCTATATTGTTTATTCACGGAAGACCGGAAAAGCGATGCTCTCGGTTCAGATTCTTAAAGATGAGAATGAACAGCAGTATTATTTGTGCTTTTCGGCAAAACAATATTTTGAAATCCAGAATGGACAGATTACAAAAACCGGCATCAATGGTTTTGGCGGCATCCCGGTAGTTGAGTACCCGAATAACCACGATCGTCTCTCTGATATCGAGATTGCGATAACCATGTTTGACACCATGAACAACATGCAGTCGAACAGAATGGATGGCGTAGAACAGTTCGTGCAAGCTCTTATGAAATTTAAGAACTGCGAGATTGATGAAAGCGAATTCCTGAAAATGATTAAGCTTGGCGCTATCTCTGTAAAGGATACTGGAAATGGTTGCCAGTCAGATGTTGACCTGATGACCGCTGAACTGAATCAAACAGAAAGTCAAGTTGCAAAAGACGATATCTACAGCAATATGCTTATTGTTGAGGGAATGCCGGATAGGCAGCAACAATCGTCTGGCGATACCGGTCAAGCTGTATATCTCAGAAATGGATGGGATTTTGCAGAGCGCAGAGCAAAACTGGATGAACCATTTATCCGGGAAGCTGAGAAAGCAAGTGCCAGAATCATTCTGAATATCATCCGACAGACCACAAAGGATATTTCAATCTCAACAAGAGATTTTGATGTAAAGATAACCAGAAACCCGACAGATAACATGCTTGTCAAAGCACAGGCTCTTGACTATCTGTTTAAGAATAAAATTCATCCGCTGATTGCACTGATTACTTGCGGATTATTTAGTGATCCACAAAAGGTATATGAAATGAGTTTGCCTTACTTGGGAACTGTATATCCCGAACTGGCAGACCCGGACGCGGAAATGCAGAAAGCACAACAATTGATTGATAAAAACGGTAAGAATTCGGCTGAAATTGATTCAACGGTAAATTCTTCGGCTATCAATCAAAACTCGTAAATTCAATTATCAAAGGAACCAAGGAATAACATCCAAGGTTCCTTTTTTAATACACAAAAATAATGCAACAGCCCGTGAGCGTAAATCGGGTACAGATCATGTGCGGAGCGAACCGTGTGAAAAAAGTGTGATGGTCTGAAAGAAAGGAGATTTCTATGACAAGAGAACAGGCAAAACAGGTACTTATCGGCTTTGGAATCGAGGAACCGTCTGAAGAGCAGGTGACTAAATATCTTGATTCTGTTGAATCAGAGACAAAGAAAGTGAAAGAAAAAAACACTTCTCTGAAAGAAAAAGCTGATAAAGCAGATGACCTTCAAAAGGAGCTGGATGATTTGAAAGCCCAGAATATGACGGATGCCGAAAGACAAGAAGCAGAGCGACAGAAGGAAAAAGCAGAAAACGAAAAGAGGATTTCTGACCTGGAAAAAGCACTTGCTGAATCCAACAGGAAAGCGCTTTCCAGTGAGATTACATCTGCTTTCGCTAATGCAGGTCTTTCAACAGAAACATATGCAAGCGCTATCAAAGCATTTTCATCTATGCCAGCAGACAAGTCTGAAGACGTAATGAAGGAAGTCAAAACTTTTGTTAATGGAATTTCCGAAGCAAATAAAGCAGCTCTGGATAATGCTAAATCTGAATGGGAGAAAGCAGTTCTTGACAATACTCCGAATCCAGGTGGCGGAAATTCAGACAAGGGACAGAAAAAAGATGATAACGATAGTCCGGCAGCTAAGTACGCAAAAGCTTACTCAGCACGCATGAACCCAAAAACAGAACCGGCAGGTGACAATGCACCGGTTAATTTTTAAGTAAGTAAAGGAGATTTAGATTATGGCTTTTATGAAAACAAAACAGTATGAGTCAACTCCCAACATTCTCGAATCTGAGGTTGGACTGGTACTGAAAACTTACACCGCAGACGCAACAAATGCAACGGCAGTAAATGATAAAAAAATCATCAAAGCAGGTTCCGTGTATCCGACAAATGGGACTGATGCAAAAGGAATCGTATTTGAAGATGTTGATATGACAGATGATGCTAAAAGACCGATTTCCGTGATCGTAGCAGGACGTGTCCTTGAGAAAAGGCTGCCAGTCACAGTCGACGAAACTGCAAAAACAGAGCTTACCGCGCAGGGAATTGTTTTTGTAACCACAACAGATCCAGTATTTTAAGGAGGTATAACCAATATGCCATACAATGTATTAGAAGCTATCACAGCAGAAGAAAGATTAAATTTCGCTCAGAATTTTTCTGTGGCAAGACCTGGTATCCTCGATACCATTTTTCCAGATGTAAAGACACCGTTTTGGAAAGCCGAGTATTACAGACTTATGGCTGGACAACGACTGCCGGAGGTAGCATTTGTTCACGCTCTTGATACCGAAGCAGAAATCGGCACCAGACCGGGATTCGAGAAAGTTCTGACTGAAAAACTCTTTATCAAGAGGAAGATCAATCAGTCTGAGCGTCTCCAGGAAGCTATCGAAAACGGCGTTCCGGACAACGAAACTCTTACAAACTTCGTTTTTGACGATGCGACAAACCTGTTCGAAGGTGTTGTTGGAAGGGCAAACATCATGAAAGGCCAATTCCTTTCAACCGGTATGGTAAAAATTGATGAAAACAATGTGAAAATGAATATCGATTATGGCGTACCAAGTTCTGCAAAGGTCACTCTTACCAACTGGTCTACAGCAGATGCAGATATCATGGGCGATATTCAGAAGATGGTAACTGTAGCCGAGGATTCCGGATACGTAGTAACAAATGCAGTCACATCTCTGAAGATGATCAACTACATGAGAAGCAACACAGCTATGCAGACAGCTGTTCTGGGAGCTGCGAATAAACGCCTCCTTACCAGACAGGAGCTTGCAAATCTGCTCATGCAGGAGTACGGAATCACCGTTGGTCGTTGCGACGAGAAATTCCGTTACAGAAAAGCAGACGGAACTCTGATGACCGGAAGATACTTCAAAGAGGATGTGTTCACTCTCTACGAAGCTGATGCAGGCGGTTCCTTCGGTACTGGACTTTGGGGACCAACACCGGAAGAGAATGAATACAGACAGTTCATCCAAGAAGAGAATCGCTCTTTTGTTACTCTTTCCATGTGGGCTACACAGGATCCAGTTGCTGTTTGGACAAAAGCATCCGGTATGTTTATTCCGGTAGCACCGAAAGCCAATGGCGGTATCGTTATCGGTACAAAGGGGGAATAAACGGGCATAGCCTTGATGAAAACAGCCAGTCACCGTCTGTAGCAAGTGTTACACACAAGTATACAGAAAGCGAGCTGTCCAGTATGACTGTGGCTCAACTGAGACAGCTTGCAAGTGACAATGGTTATGCCCTGACTTCCACAAACAAGGCTGGTATCATATCAGAAATTATAGCACAGCAAGGGTAGGTGAAATGGCATGGACGAACAGCTTACAAGCGATCTATCAATGTATCTGGAAGGTGATGAACTGACCGCAAGGATGATTCCCTTAGCAGTCAAAAGAGCTATTCGGTCATTCCAGAAAAAACGCAATTATCCTGAGAGTTATACGGAAGAAAACATCAATAAAGATATGGACAAATGCTATGATTGTATTTTTGATTTGGCTCTTTATTTTCTTGTGAAACAGGGAGTTGAGTTTGAAACATCTCATTCGGAAAATTCTGTAAATGCAGGATGGAACTCTGAAACAGAGATATTTGTCAATCACGGCGTTTTTCCCTTTGCCAGAGGAATCTGACAGAAAAAGTAGGTTGAGAACGTGACGCATTTCCTCCCAGGCGTTGCTGGGGTACTTCATTATGAGGTGGGAAGAAGTACAAAAAATGTAATGGGAGTGAAGGAGAGTAGCGATGGGATGTGAACAGAATTGCTTTAACGAACACCGCTTAGAAGAATTGGAAAAAGTTGTTCACGAAATGAAAGAGAAACACTCTAAACGTGACGGCATTTTTTTTGAACGTATCAATGCGCTTGAAACCAAAATTGTTCTTTACAACAATGATCTCGGGCACATCAAAGATACGGTGGATGAAATGAATGATAATTTAAAATCCCTCATGGAAGCCCCGGGAAAACGCTACGATACGATTGTTGTTTGCGTTATCACGGCCGTGATCGGGGCTATTGTAGGGTTTGCATTAAGCGGTATCTTTCCGGCATAATAAGCAATTCCACTTGTAAGGGAGGCGGTGGGATTATGAATTATACAGACTTTTCAGAAGATGAAAGAAAGTTTTATCTAAGCGAATCCGGGTTTGATTCCCGAGAAAAAGAATTTTTCCGGTTGAGAGTTTATGAGGAAAAAACATTGTTTGAAACAGCAGAGATTATGGGGTATAGTCCAAGAACCATTGACCGCATAAACCGAAAAGTAAAAAAGAAGATTGTTAAAGTTGCCCCGATGTATTATCGGGGCTTTTCTTTGTATCATGGCGAAAATATGGCGAAATAGTGTCGTTCAAATACTTAGGTTTCTCTCATATAATGTAAGCATAGAGAAAAGCTTACAGAGATGGGAGGAACACACTATGGCATTTTATCCATATTATCCGCAACCATTGAATCCATACCCACAAACACCGGTACAACCGTATCAAGATAGATTGGCACAGTTGCAGAACAACTACCAACAGACAATGCCTTATGGACAGGCACAAATACAACAGCCGATGCAGCAGATGCCACAGGTTGCTATGCTTTCAGGGCAAATGGTTGATGGCATTGACACTGTAAAAGCAAAGGATGTGGATATGACTGGAAATCCTGTCTATTATCCAAAAACAGATGGTACAGAAATATACAAGAAGCAACTACAGGCAGACGGAAAAAGCAGGATTTTTGTTTACCGACTTTTAAATCCAGACGAACAACAGCAACCAAAAGCAGAAGAAAAACCGATTGATATAGAAGCTATGTTTAATCAACTTCGGAACGATGTTTGTTCTGAGATTTCCGAAATAAAGAGCATGTTCCCGACACAAATGTCGGGGACATCAGAACCTAAGCAGAATGGAGGTAGACAGAAATGAATTTCAATCCAAATGCCATGATGAAAAAGCAAGTTGAAAGAATGATTTCTCAGAGGTTCGGAAGTGTTGATAACATGATGAACGATATGAGTAAATTTGCAGGGAATAATCCAACATTAAAAAACGCCTTGGATTTGTACAAAAAAGGTGATACAGACCAGTTGCATCAAATTCAGCAAAATGTTTTTAATGAAAAGCACTTATCACCAGACGGAATTATCCAAAAATTCCTTGGATTATAAAACACTTCCCCATGATTGGGTGATTTAAAATCGCTACAATTTGGGATGACAGCCGCGGATGTCTCCTATTGTAAATAAATTTATAAGGAGACTAAAAACATGATGAATGGTTCTAATTACAGTCTTAGCGACATTGCAGCTGCTACAGGCTCTAATAACCGTGCCAATGACATGTGGGGCGGTGATGGTTTTTCACTTATTTGGCTCGTACTGATCTTCGCAATCTTCGGATGGGGAGGTTTTGGCGGCTGGGGCGGTGGCTTCGGCGGTAATGGTGGAAACGGTGCTAATGGTGCCGGATTCCAAGGATGGGCTACACGTGCCGATATCAACGAGGGCTTCGCTCTTAACGATATCCAAAACGGTATCAGAGGTATTCAGCAGGGTATCTGTGACAGCACATATGCACTCAACAATACCATGCAGAGCGGTTTTAACGGCATGAACGTTGGAATGCTTCAGGGCTTCAATGGCGTTCAGCAGGCAATTAACGCTGATACTGTAGCCGGTATGCAGAATACCAATGCATTACAGTCTCAGTTGGCAAATTGTTGCTGTGAAACAAGGGAAGCTATCCAGGGTATCAACTACAACCTGGCAACCAACACTTGTGCGATCCAGAACTCAATGAACAACAACACCAGAGACCTTCTGGACAATCAGAACAGCAACACCAGAGCAATTCTCGATTTCTTGACGAATGATAAGCTTGCAACATTACAGGCAGAGAACTCTGATCTGAAACGTGCTGCATCTCAGGATCGCCAGAGCGCACTTCTTACAACTGCAATGGCATCTCAGACACAGCAGTTAATCAATGCAATCAATCCGGCAGCTGTTCCGGCATATGTTGTTCCGAATCCGAATACCTACTACGGTGGATGCAACGGATACAACAACGGTTGCTGCTAAGTAACTCACCCTTAGAGGTTGACTAATTCTAAGAGGTGGGTTACGGCTCACCTCTTATTTGATTGAGAGGTAGAAGTATGAGTTGTAAAAATGTTTGTAAGCTCTGTGATCATCTCGTGATAAGCCAGGCTGTTGCGTTTACTGGTGGTAATCTTGTGATTACACTTCCAGCAGGTAGTTATAACAACGGTGAAAAATATTGCATTGTGATTGCACAGAGCATACCAGAAACCACTACGATTAACGCTCCGGTGGTGATTCAGATAGGAACGGGAACAACCCTGTATCCATTACAGAATCGTTGCTGTGCACAGGTTACGGCTTGTGGCGTAAGAACCAGAACGAAGTACGCAACCAGAGTAGCTACGAGTGCAACTGGTGGAGTATTCAAGATGTTAGGGAATCCGGCTTGTAGTCCGAGTAACAATTTGACAGCAATTAATGGTACAGCCCCAACAGCAGATACACCTGTTACACAGGCTGTTAGAAAGGGGGCACTGTAATGCATAAAGTTGCAATGGAAATGGGAAAATGGGCTATGGAAAAAGCCAAGACACATGGCTTCGATAATCTCAGTGCTCAAGACTGGGACGATCTGAAGGACTGCATGGAAGCTGTAAAGTGTGCAATTTGTGCAGATAAAGATTACAGAATCGTAGAAGCTATGGACGAATGCGAACAGGAAGAGAAGTATCTTGGACGCATGGGATATGACAGATATCGTTATTCCAATGGCAGATTTGCCCCAAAGGGTAGAGGAAGTCGTATGGGATATAAACCGTACCTGTACATGGAAGATGATGACTGGATGGACGAGTATCTGAATAATTCGGATGCATACCGCATGGGATATCATCCGGACCGTAGTAACATGAGGATGGACGGAACGAACCGTCAGCAGTCCAGATACGGTGAAACCTACGACAGATACAGCGAGAATCGCAGACACTATCACGATTCCAAAGATGCAGATTCAAAACAGAAGATGGACAGTTCAATGAAAGAGTACACGCAGGATGTTATCCGTACCATGTCTGAGATGTGGTCGGATGCAGATGCGACCCTTAGACAGCAGATGAAAACTGATCTGACTAAGCTTCTTCAACAGATGAACTAAAAACAAGGCCCTTGCTACAGAAATGTGGTAGGGGCTTTTTGGTTTAAAGGCGGTGGTTTTATGCTAAGACAATTTTACATGAACGGGCAAAAATGGAAAGTTTGGTTCACTCATCCGGAGAATCCGGTACTGATTGACCGTACCGGTACTATGACCTGTGCTGTGACGGATGGAAACACAAGAATTATTTGGATTTCTGACGCTATTTCGGGCGAATTTCTCACAAGGGTAGTTCTACATGAGTTGAGCCATGCAATGATGTTTTCGAGCGGATTTCTTAAAGAACTACATAGACTTGTGCCCCGTGAAAATTGGGTGGAAGTAGAAGAATTGATTGCCAATCTGATTGCTGACAAAGCAAGGCAGATTTTTGAAATCGCATATGAGATTGTAGGGGATGAAGCGATACATTTTGTTCCGTATCTGTTGGAACAGGTGGCGTAAAATAGATACTTTCTTAATGAATTAAATGGGAAGAGGAAAATTATAAAAAAGCATAAAAGCATGTGATCATCTGAGTTTTTGTCGATTTTATTGTTACGGTCCTATCCGAATTGCTGACAGTGATACCGTCCGGAAGTGCTGATGTGGTCACGGTATAACCAATATTGATAGAACCTCCGAGGTAGAAAACAACCATCGCTTTCTCGATTATGATTAATCCATGAGTGGCAGCACGTACATTTTTGATAGTAAGCGATTCGCCAAATGCTTTTTCGTACCTCAGAAAGGGCTTACTATTTAATTCATTTATATTAAATTAAAAAAGTCCCCAGAACTAAGGAACTGGGGACTGGAAGATTATGAAATCTGGGGATATGCTGTTCCCTGATTTCTGCATAAGAATAACACGAAAATTAATTTCTGCCAATGGAGGGTGCATATATGAGAGGTAGACTTCGCCAGAAACAATCCGTATGGATTTCAACAGTAACAGAAAAAAACAATGGAATGGATAAAACGCTTGTCTATTCAAACCCGCAAAAGAAGAACATTTCAGTATCAGCAACAGCCGGTACGCCAGAAGAACTGTCTGCCGGAATCGTTCCCGACTATGACCGGTACATTACGGTTTTTGATCGAACATTTCAGCCAAAAGAAGGCAACGCCTTGTGGATTGATGTCGTGCCGGAAATCAGGGAAGACGGAACACTAATCCTTGATGGAGATAACGGCCCGACTGTTCTTCCAGACTACAGGCTTAAGAGAATCCTTGATACTCAAAAAGGACAAGTCGCCCGATATGGAATAGCGAAAATCGGTGGCAACAATGAGTAGGAAAACAATCCGGTGCAGTTTGAACCATAATTCTTTGCAGTCTGCAATTCAGCAGTTGGAAGCATACCGGAAAGATATTCAAAGGAAGAACCAGATTTTTGTTGATAAACTGGCTCAAGAGGGAATACAGGTTATCCAGACCACAATGGAATCTGTTCCGACCGAAGAAAAAGGTTCTTACTACACGGAAGTTATTAATAACGGACATGGCGATATTGTTGGTGCAGCGGTCCGGCTTTCTGGAGACAAGGTTCTTTTTATCGAGTTTAGCGCCGGTATTTCTTATGGAACGGACAGCTATCCATTACCGTCTGGCGCTGATTATGGTGTTGGTACTTACCCAGATCAAAAACACGCTTACGACCCAAACGGATGGTGGTATGTGGATGAAAGTGGACAAAAGCATCATTCTTATGGTAACAGGGCATATATGCCAATGTACCATGCGGAAGAAGCTATCATTATTCAGATACGACATATTGCAAAGGAAGTGTTTGGAAGTTAAACATCCTATACTAAAATATGGAATCATATGACGCATATTTTGTACAATTAAGATGCGAAGCATCTACCGGAAAGGTAGGTGCTTTTTTCATGCCAAAAAAATAAATCATAAAAGGAGAAGTGAATTTATGTTGGTAGAAATCATTGGTAAAAGATTCGAAGAAAAAATCGTAACCACAAGCCGAAAAATAGCAGAGGGTTTCGAGAAAAGACATTCCGATGTACTGAGAGATATCGAAAATCTGGGATGTTCGGAAGAATTTAGACAACGAAATTATGCGTTGTCCTCTTATACTTCGGAACAAAACAAAAGACTTAAAGAGTACATCGTTACAGAAGATGGATTTACAATTCTTTGCATGGGCTATGGCGGCGAAAGGGCTATGGAGTTTAAAGAACGCTACATCGCAGAGTTTAATGCAATGCGTGATGAATTGAAAAAGATTCACGTAGAGCGTCAGCAATGGCAAATTGAACGTGATAAAGGCGTAGTTATCAGACATATTCTTACAGATACAATTAAAATGAAGATATCTGACAGCCCGAATAAGAAATTTGCATATCCAAATTACACAAATTTGATATACAAAAATATATTCGGAAAGACAGCAAAGGAAATAGAAATCGAACTTGGCGTTAAACCCAAAGAAGCTGTTAGGGATTATTTTACAGGTGAAGACTTAGCAAAAGTGCAAAGCATGGAGATGCTTGTAAGTAGCCTTATTAACTGTGGCTGGGGATATCAGCAGATTAAAGAGTTTATTCAAACACAAACTCAAAACATGCTAGAACAGGCAGGGTGATTAAATGCCGGAAATATTAAAAAACCCGATATCCAAGATATACGAGCGTTGGAATAAAGCGATCGAACCTGTAGTTGGTAAAGGAAATTTTTCAATGGATAGAAGCCAAACTCTTGCATCTGGAAAGAAAGCCTATGCAAGACTTTATATGTTGGGAAACGTTCTGACAGAAGGAGATCTTGAAGGCGATGAATGTGCCACGGTTCCGACTGTCCAGATTGAGTGCTTCGCCGCAGGTACAGCTCCGCTTGCGAAAGTATATCAAATTGACGAAAAAAGTCATCAATCCATGATTGACATGGGATTTCGTAGAACCTACGGGCCTGAACTCATGGGTAACGCTGACGATAGCATCAAACGGCTTGTTAGCCGATACACAAGAATTTACACCGGGCAGTTGCTTGGCGAATGAAAGGGGTGAGATAGAATGGATCAGATCATGAACTATGTGAAACCGGAACTCCTGGTTGTAGCTGTAGTCCTGTATTTTGTAGGAGTATTCCTCAAACAGGCTGAAACCGTAGCTGACAAGTACATTCCTGGAATCCTCGGACTTCTGGGCGTAGTTGTCTGTGGAATCTATGTTTTCGCTACATCTACAGTCACGGGCGGTCAGGAAATTGCAATGGCAGTTTTTACCGCAATCACACAAGGTATTCTTGTCGCAGGACTGAGTACTTATGTGAATCAGGTCATCAAACAAGTAAGCAAAGAAGAGTAGAAGGGCGGTGATCCTTTTATCTCCCGGGCACAGGGTTACGTGCCAGAGCCGTAATGGCTCTTTTTTTATGCAGTAATTTATAGCCGAAAGGCAGAAAGGAGCCAATATGGCAGGAAATATCGCAGGAATCAGTACCGTTGGTGCTCTTACCGGTTATGCAGTAGAGACAGTAGCGGGAACAAAACCAACAAAATTCACTCAGCTTCACAGAATAAACGCTTCTGATGAAATCGCTATCGACGTTGAGACTATCGACGCATCCGCTCTTGAAGATGAAATCGAGAGAACAATCGCAGGTCGTGGTTCAACCGGCGGTACATTCAATGTAACTGTAAACGTTACAGACGAAACAATCAAAGAGTGGGAAGACCTTATCAGTGCTTACAAAACAGCTCATGCAAGTGGTCTGTCTATGTGGTATGAGGAATATTACCCGGCACTTCAGAAAGCATTTTTCACCAAAATCGAGCCGCCGACTATCATCCCTAAACCGGCAAGAGACCAGAACGGTCTTCTTACTGTTGATATGTCCCTGACTATCAATGAGTATGTCGGCCCAGACACAGCAATCAAGCCAACTGAAGGCGAATAACAAATATATCTAACTGGGAGGAAAAGATATTATGTATAAACTTTTAAAGATTGGTAACAAAGAGTACAAACTGGAATATAGCATTGAAGCATCTCTGTATGATGAATGCGTTAAGAGCGTAATGAACACACTTCTGGCAACCAGTGGCGGTGTGGACAAAACGCCGGAAGAAATGATCTCCGGCATGGCAAATATTCCGAACACAGCATTAACCGTGTTTTATGCAGGACTTCTTCAATATCATGGCGATAGTCCAGATGCAGACGGTTCTGTCCCGAATCTTGCAACTGCAAAGAGACTTGCAGTGCAGTTCATTCAGGAACATAAGGATGATGAGCAGGGTAACTTTTACGGTATCTTCGCCATGTGTCTTGACCAGATGGAGGAAGACGGTTTTTTCAAACTGACCGGTCTGGAGACGTTCATGGACGATCTGAACGTAGCAGCCAAACCGAAGAAAACTCCGAAGAAGCCGACAGATCACCAGAAAAAAGCTACAGCGAAATAATCTGGACAGAGTTATATCCGGCGGCAGTTCGCATCGGAATGAGCCGGAAAGAATTTCTCAGAAGTACCATACGTGACCTTCGAGTAAGGATACGTGAGTACGAGAAAGGTAAACGTGATGAGATAGAAACTCAGGTAAAACTGATTGAATATCAGTCATGGCTTTCCGGCTTATATGTGAAATCTGCGGTATCAAGTGCACTTTCTGACAAAGCAAAATATCCAGATAAACCAATCACAGAAAAAACAAAGAAACCGCAGGTTGAAGAAAAACCAGATGTTCCGAAACGGTCTGAAGCTGAATTGAAGCAGGAAGAACGTTACTACGAACTTCTGATAAAAAAGGCAAATGCGAATATTGCTGAGATAGGCAATAAAAAGGGCGGACAGGATGAATAAAAAGTCTTGTCTGCCCTTATTTTTTTTGATTAAAAGGAGGTGTTTTTTGTGGCTGATAATACCATTGATACCCTTGATATACAAATAAATAGTAGTACCAGGAACGCTACAAAAGCATTAGGCAATCTGGCTAAAAAGTTAAAGGATGTTGACACAGCACTGGGGAACGTCAATACCGGTGGGCTTAGAAATTATGCTCGTGAAATTGGAAGAGTATCAGCAGCCTTACAGACATTAAACAAAACAAAAGTTAGTGTGCCGGACTTAGCTGGATTAACCGGACAGCTTCGAAGCTTGTCAAAAGTTGACTTTACGACGCTTGGAGCGAGCACGAAATCCTTGCAGAATCTGGCTGCTGGATTAAGTTCTTTAAAAGGTGCTTCCAATATTTCAATTCCAAAGATTGATGCAAAAAACGTCAAGTCAGCAGTAAACGCTATTCAAAAATTTCAAGAAATTGATGCTGTGAAAATGCAGCCAGCAATAACCGGTGTTGAAAAAATTTCCAGCACCATGAACGCTCTTAACGGAATGAACTTCAAGGATTCTAAAATCACAAATGTTATCAATTCCTTAAGTCGACTTGCGGCAGCGGATATGAGCGGATTTGACACTTCAAAGATGGGAGAAATCATCAAAAGCATCGACAGCTTAAATGATATCAGGGACGTTTCTTCCAGTGTCAACCGGTTTGTAGGTTCACTGGCGAGACTTGCTAATGCCGGAGGAAAAGCAGACCAATCAGCGGCAGGCTTGGAAACCCTTGGAAAGAACTTAAGAAAAGTTGTTAATGGTATGCTGTTTACAGTAAAGCCCTCAGAATCCATAAACATGTTTGTGCAATCAATTTCACGGTTAGCGAATGCAGGTGACAAAACTGGTAAAACAGCGTCACAATTGGAGAATTTAGCCACAGAAGTAAAGAAGTTCTTTACCGCCATGCAGGATGCTCCGCGGATCAGTGAGAATACACTGAGAATGACAGAAGCTCTCGGGCAGTTAGCGGCGGCTAGTGGGAAAGTAGGGACTTCCACGAATACTGTGGTCAATTCCTTTAACAAGCTTTCCTCTATCGGTTCGGGGCTTTCTTCGTTGCTTGGTGGATTAGCAACAAAAGCAAAGAGTGGACTGGGATTTCTGGCAGCCGGAATCTCTAGTCTAGTCAATAGGAGTAACGGACTGAAAACAGCATCTTTCAATGTGGGCTCTTTCATTAAGTCCGTCCTTGGCTTCAAAGCGGCTTCAGCTGTAATGAACAAATTCAGCGAAGCTATGGGCGGAAAAGGTATCCTTGAGATTGGTTCCGATATCGCTGAGGTCGAGAACGTTGTAGATGTTGCTTTTGGAAGCATGGCAGATCAGGCATACAAGTTTGCATCTACGGCGACAAAGCAGTTCGGACTGTCGGAACTGGCAGCAAAGAATTACTCCGGAACCATGATGGCAATGCTGAATGCTTCTGGAGTAGCGCAGGAATCAGCTGCGAAGATGTCAACAACTCTTGCAGGATTAGCCGGAGATTTAGCATCTTTTTACAACATTGATACTGATACCGCCTTCTATAAAATAAGGGCGGGCATTTCGGGTGAAATCGAGCCTTTAAAACAGCTCGGAATAAATCTTTCAGTCGCCAATTTACAGGAGTATGCGTTGTCACAAGGCATTACAACAGCCTATAATTCCATGACACAGGCGCAGAAAACAATGTTGCGTTATAACTACATTATGTCAGTTACAAGTGCACAACAGGGGGACTTTGCCAGGACCGCCGGATCCTGGGCCAATCAAGTACGTCTCCTTACTCTGAACATCCAGTCCCTTGCATCTGTTATCGGGCAGGGCTTAATCGCAGCAGTTCTTCCGGGAATCCAGGCTCTTAATGCCTTAATGTCAAAACTTATGCAGGCTGCGGAAACATTCCGTAACTTCATGTATGTTCTGATGGGTAAAAAAATCAAAGGTTCCACAAGCGGGGTCGTAAATGATCTTGCTGGACTGGAAGATTCCGCAGCAGACCTTAGCGGATTACAGGACGCCGGAGATGCAGCGGCTTCTGGGCTGGACGATGCTACTTCATCAGCAAAAACTCTGAAGAAAGCTCTTTCTGTTCTTCCATTTGACGAACTGAATCAGTTGACAGATAATTCTAGTTCATCCGGTTCAACACCTGGTACTGGAACAGGAAAAACCGGCACTGGAACAACGCCTTCATTGGGTCTTGGCGGAATCACGGACCAGATAGACGATGCTCTGAACAAAGAAGAAACCCCTATCAATAAATGGGCTGAAAAAATCCGCAAAGCTTTTCTTAACCATGACTGGGAAGGACTTGGAAAGACCATTGCAGATATGCTTAATATCGGAATCCGGAAGATTTATGATGTTATTAGTTGGAGTAATGTAGGACCGAAGATCTCTGCATTTTGTGATGCTTTTACTCGATCTTTTAACAGCCTTGTCGAAAACATTCACTGGGATAGATTAGGGCGTACTGTCGGTGCCGGTATCAACACTTTGGTCAATACCTTTGAGCTTCTGATTGGCCCGGGTGGCATTGACTTCGTAAACATTGGTAACAAACTGGCAACCGGACTTCGGGGAATGATTGATGAAGTTAACTGGCCGAACCTTGGCCAAGTCCTTGGCAGTGGTTTTATGATAAGCTGGAATATTCTGGACGGTTTTGTTCAGAAAATGTCTAAAGAGAATAATGCCGGTCTGACTGGCTGGGAACAGTTAGGAACTGCGGTTTCTGATGCCATGAATGGAGCTTTTGGGCGAATTTCGTTCTCAAAGATAGCCACTACGATTGCGACCGGATTAAACGGTGCATTTCAAACATTGGCTACATGGACACAAAAATTCAACTGGGGCGAATTGGTAAACAACATTTCCAACGGAATCAATACTTTTATTGGAAAATTCAAGTGGCAAGAGAATGGAACATCCTTAAACACTTTCATTACTAACTTACTGAATGCCCTGGTTGATATCGCAGAAAAAACAGACTGGGAATCCTTTGGAAGAGGCATCGGACTATTCCTTAGTCAGATAGACTGGGGAAGCCATTTAAAGGATTTAGCAACAGTATTACTGGATGTTTTGGGCGGTATTTTTTCTGGATTAGGAGAAACTACAGCCGGTAAGTTTGTAGTTGCGTTTGCCGGTGTAGGATTGGTGTCAAAGGCAGATACCCTGGTATCATCTATCTTAGTTGCTATGGGAAAACTGCCGACTGGAACCAGTGCTACGGCAACATTACTGGGAACAGCACTCAGCAAAATAGCGACTGCATTTTCAACAAGTACATTAGGCACAGCTGTTGGAGTTTACGCTCTGGAAGCTGTTGACAAGTTGAAAGCAATCCCTACTACCATAACAACGCAGATTGCTCCGAAAATCCTTGAAGTTATAACTACCAAACTTTGGCCAGCTGCAACTGCCTTCGCTGGTTCAATTGGAACTTGGATTACAGGAACTTTTGCACCAGCTATGGCAACAGCGTTTTCTACATTGGGTAGCGTACTGTTCAGCCCGATAGGTTTAGCTGTTATCGGAGCTGTTGTCGGTGGATTTCTTCTGTGGCAAAACTGGGATACCGTTACGGAATTTGCCGGTAAAGCTAAGGAAGCAATAGAAAATGCATTCAGCACTGCCGGAACTTGGCTTTACACACATGGCTCAAATCTTATCAATGGACTTTACAACGGTGCTAAAAACGTGATTTCCACTGTTGGAACATGGCTTAAAACAAACATCTCAGATCCTATCATTAACGGTGTTAAAAACCTTTTCGGTATTCATTCTCCGTCTACGGTTTTTGCTGAGATTGGCGGGTATTTGATATCTGGACTGAATCAGGGAATCTCTGACAGAATTGGGAGCGTAATTGATACGTTCACAAACATTAAGAACACCGTAACCGGCGTATGGGACGCTATTAGTTCAAATACCAAAACAGCATGGGATTCAATCGGCTCAAAAATTAAAGGGGCTTGGGACACCATTACCGGGCAGACTGAAACCAATTCTGCATCCGCAGCCACAAGCGCTGAAAAATCCTTCAGCCGTGTAAGCACATCTGCGACAAAAAACTGGGGAAATTCTTCCCGCGAAGTAACCAAAAATGTCCGTCAAATGAAGGTTGATGCAAGTACAGAGCTTGGCAGAATGGACGAAACCGTCCGCAGCCACTTTGGAAGCCAGTACAGAATCGCTCTTGGCAAATGGCAGAATCTTGGAAGGGATATATCTTCTTACATCCGGGGAACCATGGACACGAGCATCGGCGGTGCGATCAACGGTATAGTTACTACTATCAGTCGAAATTTCGGAGATATGTACAGTATCGGGCAAACGGCTATGCAGAATCTCCGAAACGGCATGGAGTCAATCAACATCAGAACTCCACATATATCCATGGATTACACTGATTGGCAAGAGGGGCAGACCCACAAGTGGCGGTACAATTCGAGAGTTGACTGGTACGCTAAAGGCGGTCTTTTCAATGCAGCATCCGTAATTGGTGTCGGCGAAGCCGGAAAGGAAGCAGTCCTTCCGCTGACCAACAAACAGGCTATGAAGAGCATTGCTGACAGCATTACTGGAAACATGCCAGACGGAAGTATTGGACTGGGCAAGGAAGAAATGACACAGGCGGTAACACAGGGCGTTGCCATGGCAATGATGAACATGAACACCGGTGGAAGCTCATCTCCGCAGTACATTTCCAACACGATCAATCTGGATGGACGTGCTATTGCGAAAGCAGTCACAAAAGCCCAGAACGACAACAACCGGCGGAAAAACCCTAGTCCAGCATGGTAAAAATCATTGCCATTTCTGCCGGGTTGCGGTATAATAAATGAGTAACGAGTAGTACCTATATCTTGTTATATTGTACGAAAAACAAAATATTGAGCAGACTTTTAAGATGATATTTACTTGGGTTGTAACAGTGACCCGTTTTCCGTGATACCGTCTTGGAGTCTGCTCTTTTTTTGCTTTACAGAAGGGAATGAATCAAATGAAGCCATATGGATTAGTTGACAGAAATATTATACTCAACAAGAGTCTATCGTTGGAAGCAAAAGGAATATACGGCATATTGATGAGCCTTGATGGAACAGACTTTGAACTGGATGAAATCTGCGAATATGTTTCAGAGGACAAAGCAGTTGTCGAAAAAGCTTTAAATGAATTGGTAAATCATGGATTTATTTCATTCGAAAAATAATACGGTAAAACCAACAGGCTAGACCGATCATCGAAAAGCGGAAATGCCTTGCCGCCTGCCTGTTGATTTACATACATTCAAGGCATCTTATATACGAAAGGCAGGTATTTTTCTATGGCAAAATCTTTTAACTACCGTAAATATTACAAAGACTATTATGGGATTGATTTTGGAAAAGAATTTGATATTCACCATATAGATATCAACAGAGAAAATAACGAAATCAATAATTTAATCTTGCTTCCTAAAAGGTTGCATCTTAAATATCATTATAGTTTGTCTGGATTATATCGTGTTTCGGAAGACGACGGACTTATGAAAATATATCTTATTCCATACGCTTTTGACGATATAGAAAAATATTTGGAAATTGCTCATCAAATGGAATCATGGGCGAGCTTCAAACATACGCTTGATACGTTACTAAAATCTGGTGTTAAAAAGCATGAGATTCGTAACCTTGTCGGATTTGATAAATATTTTCTTCCGGAAGGTATTTCGTGGAAATAATTGGTAAATTCAGTAGGCTAGGTTGGCCGCCGAAAAGTGTAAACCTTGATGCACCTGCCTACTGTTTTTATAAATCAAGGATTCTGGCATATTATGAAGATGCCAATGACCAACAAGGAGGTTATCTATTATGAGAAAAGAACAGTCTATTTCCGAAAAAAGAGAACGAGATTTTACTGGCGTTTTTATACCGTCACGATTATATCTTACAAACAAATTCAGCCCTAGAGAAAAATTTTTATTAGTGGAAATATATAGTCTTCGCAAGAAAGATAAAAGCGGAGATTGTTTTGCAAGCAATCGGCATTTTGCGGATTTCATTGGTGTATCAGAACGTACCGTTCAGTCAATGCTAAATGGATTAAAAACAGAGGGATATGTAGAAGCATGGTACGAATACGAAAAAGAAAACCCAAAAGTTATTCATTGTAGGCATCTTGTTTTGACAGAAAAATTTTACGAAGAATTTATCAATGAACATGAGATAAAACAATCTTCTGAACATGGTGAGAAAAAACACATGGGGGACGGTGAGAAAAAATACACCTCCCGTGGTGAGGAAATCTGCATGTATAAGTATAACAAGGGAATAAGTATAACAGAAGAAAAGAATACAGATAAAGACTTTATTTTATCAAATAAAGAGAAAAAGACTTTACCAAAGAATGGTAAAGGTTCAAAGACTTCTGCTCCTAATAATATTAACATACTAGATATAAATAATATACCCTCACGGACAACTGAGCAGAAGGAAGTGTACCGCAAGCAAAAACAGAAAAATCGTTCTGAGAAATACCGGTACGAAGATGTACCACAGATTTTGTACAATAAGTTTAATTCGCTGTATGGTGAACAGGAGAACATTCTGGAAGATCATGACATTTGTCTGACCATGGCAGTTATCGCTTATTACTTCAAGCAGTACCGGGAACACATGGGTGAACAGCATATAATGATTTCTGCCGAATACGCAGATCAGTTCATGGGTGTTATCATTGGCGATGATTCACCGCTTCTGAAAGCGGACGTGGAAGAAAAGGATGAGCTCCGGTTCTATCAGGACATGATAGACGAGTTTTTTAAATCAGACATTGGTCAGCGAAATGGAAAAGATTTTGACCGTCATATCTGGTTATTCTTCTCAGAGAGAAATCAAGACATTTTGTGTGAACGAGTAAAACAGAAATGGGAGGAGGAAGTTGAATGTCAGTAGACAGACCATTATTCATGCCAGGAGACATCGTAAAACATTTCAAGAGAGAAACAATCTGTGATCCGCAGAGCAATGATTATCTGTATGCCATCATTAGCGAAGCGACGCATACGGAGACTGGAGAACCACTGATGATTTATCAAGCCCTGTATGGCGAAAGGAAATTGTATGCCAGACCGCAAAAGATGTTCTACAGCCTGGTGGATAAAGAAAAATACCCGAATATTTCCCAGAAGTATCGATTTGAAAAATACAGAGGAACGATTTACATTGAATAAAACAGTTGAAAAAACGTCTGAAATACCGTAAGTGATAATTTCCTCACGCAAACGATTCAAATTGATTCTAGTCAAAAACGTTACAGTAATTAATTACAAACTAAATATAAAGGAGAAACACATGGACTTCAAAACAAAATACTTTGCTATCTGGCAGGAAGTGTGGGGATTGCACAAGAAATACTGGCAAATCCCGATGGATGACTCTGAGATGTGGAAACAATTCGCAGCTGAAGCGGAAGCCCTCAGGAGCAGATATGTGGGAGCACCGGAAGAACATTTCGTGGGGAAACTGATTCTTGCCGTGACAAATGAAGTGGAAAACGTTTCAAAAACACTTGAATGATAATTTCCTCACGTGACGCATAAAAATGGATTCTAGCCGAAAATACTCAATCAATTATTGCGATTTTCGTTGTAGTTTCATGAGCACAGATGTATAATTGAGCTATCAATCCAAGGGAGGAAGAAGTAAATGAAAAAGTGGAAAAAGTTTACAGTGATTTTGTTGGCAATGATCTTGGCACTTGCCATGTCGGTTCCGGTATCGGCGGCAATGTTCCCGATAGACATAGGAACCACCGATGATGGCGATTACATCATAGGGAGAAATTTGACGGTGGTAAGTGGCTTCGAAGTAGACAGAAATATGTATATTAGTCCGGGCGGCTCGTACACATTTTACGGAGAACTGACAGTTCACGGAAACCTTTACGTTTTAGGCGATTTTTATAACCACGGAACAATTAACGTTGATGGTAATATCTTCTGCCTAAATTATTACCAAGGGGGATACTTGCTAGAACGTGCAACACAGGATGATGGAAACGGCAATATTCAGTATTTCGACAACGGAAATTTCCACAACTATGGAGATATATCGTCGTCTCCGTATGTGGATGCAAATTATGCATTCATAGAGATTCCTACAGTTTGGTACTGCACGCATTCTTCTGTTTCAAAAGCGACATGTACTAAACCAAAAAAATGCAAGGATTGCGGAAAAGTTTTAAGCGGAGCACTTGGACATAATTGGATATCAGCTACTTGCACATCGGCAAAAAGATGTAGCCGTTGCGGTAAAACTGCTGGGAAAGCATTGGGACATAAATGGTCCAGATGGAAAAAAGCTAATAAAGCGACTGTGTTTAAAAAAGCAACGCAGGTAAGAACTTGTTCGAGATGTAAAAGAAAACAGAGTAGAAGTGTTGGAAGTAAGTTAAAACCAATACTTAAATTCAACCGTAGAAATGTAAATATGAATGTATATGGCTCCACAAACGTAAGGGTTACGCTGGCAAATGGAGATCGTATTAAATCTGCAAAACCGCAAAATAGATCCATGCTTGCAGTGGGTATCACGAACAAACAGATCAATATTTACGGAAGTGGAAAAGCAGGAAAGACTAAAATCTTGATTACTCTTGCCAGTGGGAAGAAAGGCTATATAACAGTTACGATAAAGAAACCGGCATATACAATAGAGGACCCGGGTGATTTGTTTGAGTAAACATCATATGTAAAAATATGGAATCATATTACGCCAAAAAAGTATAATGAATAATCATAAAGCGTCTATCTTTGATAGGCGCTTTTTTCATGCGCAAAAATGAGGTGATTATTCAATGGCAGACGTTTTTATAAAAATTAATGGTGCAGCGATGCCTTGTCCGTCCTCTTTCACATGGGGACTTCAGGACATATCAGCGTCAGAATCCGGGCGTACTGATGACACGATCATGCATAAGAATCGTGTTGGACAGAAGAGAAAACTGGAAATAGGTTGGAACGCACCGGAATGGGAAAAAGCTTGCAAAATCGTGCAGGCGGTCAACCCAGAGTACATTTCTGTTGAATATCCCGATCTCTTGTCTGGAAACAAACACGAAGTCCGAACCTTTTATGTTGGCGACCGGTCCGCTCCTTTTAAATGCTGGTGGGTCGGGAATCAACGGATGGAAGGATTGCAATTTGACTTGATCGAGCAATAGGAGGTGAGAGATTGAGAGACATTTCAGACAGATTTAAGAATGAACAAAATAACGATAACAGGAATTATTTAAAATACGCTGACATAACGCTGACGGATGGGACAGTTATCAATCTTACCAACGCTGATTTTTGGTCGAATGGTATGAAGTTCGAGGATTCCGTGTCTGACGACAACACGTTTAACATCGGGTCCGCAAATATCAATACTTTGAACCTGTCAATCAATAATTTTGATGGAAAGTATACAGATTATGATTTTACGGATGCTACGGTGATCTGCTACGTAGGAATCGAACTTGAGCCGGAAGATACCAGCGCATTGCTCGATACCACTGGTGATAAGATTCTGGATACGACCGGTAATGAAATCATAGTGCATAAGAACGCTTTGATAGAAAAAATCCGAATATGTACAATGACAGTCATAGATACTCCGTACCAGAATACTACAATTATCGAACTAGAATGTGAAGATAACATGCGGAAGTTCGACCGTGATTATTCTGCAAGTAAGCTGAAATATCCGGCGACAAGGAAACAAATCATACAGGATGCTTGCAAAGTGTGCGGAGTAACACTGGACACACTTAATTTCTATCAGGATTCTTACCAGATACCAGCAAGACCTGATGATGAAGCACTGACCTTCAGACAAGTCATTGCATGGACATGCCAGATCGGATGCCAGTACGCCAGATGCGATAAATACGGCAGACTGACTATAAAATGGTATGACACAGAAGTTACCGATGCGAACAGAGTAGCTATAAATTCCACGAATGGCTTTACCCCAAACTTGGACGATGTAGTGATAACTGGTGTGCAGGTAACAGAGTATCTGGAATCCACATCTACGGACGAAGAAGCGAGCTCGTATCTGTACGGAGAAGAAGGATACGTTCTGAAAATCAGTGGAAACAAACTGATTCCGCAAGGAACCGGAGAGGTTGTTGCAAACATAATCGGTGAAAAATGCGTCGGGATGTCTTTTCGACCGTTTGAAACAGAATGCTTGACTGATATAGTTCTTGAAGCCGGTGATGCTGTTCTGATCACCGATAGAAAAGGAAATAAGTATAAAAGCTATTTGACAAATGTCGTGCTGCAACCGGGGTCGTTTGAGCAGATATCCTGCAATGCTGAAAGTGCTGCCCGAAATAGTTCAAAGACTTATTCGCTCGTAACACAAGCAGCTGTGGATGCCAGAAAATCCGTTTGGAGAGAGCGAACCACCCGAGAGCAGGCATTGCAAGAGTTTAAAGACCGACTGGACAATTCCACCGGTGTTTACACTACAGTCCAGACTCAACAGGATGGCAGCCAGATATTTTACTTACATGATAAACCCACACTTGCGGAATCGAAGGCTGTATGGAAGATGACCGCAGAAGCATGGGGCGTTTCAACAGATGGCGGACAAACATGGAATGGCGGAATGACCGTTGATGGAGATACGATTGTAAGAATTTTGAACGCTGTTGGTGTTAATGCTGACTGGATTAATGCCGGAGCAATCACGGTAACAGATACCGATGGAAGCATCATCTTCTCTGTGGATATGGACACAAAATCCGTATATCTCGACGGAAGTGTTCAAATTGGTGGAGGGAAATCTCTTAATCAAACATTTGCAAACTATCTCCAAGAGAGCAAGGATTATTCAGACGGAAAACTGTCTGACTACGCCGAAACGGTAACTGGCTCACTGGGAGAGTTACAAGACCAGATAGATGGTCAGATTGAAACGTTCTACTACGATTATGAACCTACGCTTCAAAACAAACCTGCATCTAATTGGACAACAACAGAAGAACGGAAAAAGCATGAAGGAGATTTGTTTTTTTGGAAGCCGAACAAAGAAACTGGTGAAGGCGGATATGCTTACCGGTTCTTTTATGATTCGACCGTAGGTAAATGGGAATGGGTTCTTGTACAGGACACCGATATCACAAAAGCTCTTGCGGCGGCTCAAAATGCACAGGATACCGCAGATCATAAGCGCAGAGTTTTTGTGACAAAGCCACAGCCGCCTTATGATATCGGTGATTTATGGTCGCAGGAAGAGAGTGAAGGTGGAGACATCCTTACCTGTACAGTTTCAAGAGCAAAGGGAGCATCTTATGTTCAGTCGGATTGGCAGAAACTGAATAAATATACGGATGACGCAAAAGCAGAAGAGGCCCTTGAAGCGGCATCCCTAGCTAGAAACATGACCATACAGCTTGATAATGACTATCAGGGAATCCCGGTTGACAGTGACGGAAACTACACGGAGTTCCCGGAGTGCACCACAACGGCGACCGTCATGTACGGCACACAGGATATTACAGACAACTGTACGTACACGATAACGACGTCCCAGAACATACAAGGAAACTGGGATAAGGAAACTAAGACATACACTGTCACCGGGCTGACTGCAGACAGCGGATGGGTGAACATCAAAGCCGCATACCTGAACAACCTTGTCGTGTCGAAACAGTTCTCCCTTGCGAAACAGTACGCCGGACCGCAGGGCATCCCGGGAAAAGACGGAAAAGACGGAAAGACACAGTACACGCACCTTGCTTATGCCAATAGTGCGGATGGTAGAACAGATTTTTCAGTAAGTGACGGAAACCGTGAATATATCGGCATGTACGTGGACTTCGTGGAAGCCGACAGCACCGATCCGACAAAGTATACGTGGTCACTGATTAAGGGGGCAAACGGAGCACAGGGCGTGCCGGGAACACCGGGAGCGAACGGAAAAACACCATACTTCCATATCGCTTATGCGAATAGCGCTGATGGCAGAACAGGTTTCTCCGTAGACGATAGTGTCAATAAGCTGTATATCGGGCAGTATACTGATTACACGCCAGATGATAGCACTGATCCGACGAAGTACAGTTGGACAAAGATTAAGGGCGAACAGGGGGCTGCCGGAAGGACTTATTTCTTCCAGAGCAATGCAGACGTTCTTTTGATGGGAGCAGACAAGAAGATAACACCGGCGCCGCTCATTGTAGATTCATTCTATCGTGACGGAAACGGAGAAATTGCACAGTCGCAAAAAGGTTGGTGGAAACTGGAAAAATCCACCGACAACGGCGCTACATGGTCGGCACTCACGGTATCGCAGACTGCGGCACTTGACCGGCTGAACGTTAATGTCAATAGCCTGTCGCTCAATGCCCATGACATGCTCAAGGTTTCACTGTATTTTGATCAGTCGAAAACGAAGCTTGCGGACTACCAGACATATTCCGTTGCGGTTGATGTGGCGTCACTGACACAGGAGCAGATAGTTGATATCCTGTCAGACGATGGGAAGTTTAAGGGGCTGTACTACGAAAAAGATGAAAGTGGAAACCAGACGCTGTATATTTCGTTCAATGCCATGAAAGGTGGCGTCATCAGTCTTGGCGGCACGAATAATGGAAACGGTCAGTTGAAGATTTACGATGCTGACGGAAATCAGATATCGAGATTAGGATATACCGGATATGTCGTACTTAATAAAAACACCGGAAACCCGATGGTATCTCTTAACACTGCCGGATTGCGATTGTATACGGACTACACAGATGCAGACAACTACAATGCGCTGATGCTTGGAAAGTATGGGCTGTACGCACAGAAAGTCCAGAATAAAGTGCCTGAACTTTGGATGGAAGGTGATACGAGCAAAAAATGGGAAGGCTATATTGTTCGCTATCTGAACAATAAAGTCCGAATAAATACAAACTCACTTTTTACGGACGGATGCGAACTTGGAGCAAATTTTTCGACAGATGGAAGTGCAACTATTGGCAAAAGCTTGAGCGTAGGCGGAAACGCAACTGTCGATGGAACCCTTATGTTTTACGACTTGGAAAATCAAGCAAAAACATCCGGCAAAGTCAAAAGACAACCGGTAGCGTCCGTAAGCGCAGATGGTTCGCAAGTGGCCTATCTTTATTCAGGAACGGGTAGTAAACATGGAGATGCGGCAACATACAGACGTTTAGGAATCCGTGCTAAATGGGGTGGATCTGGCTTTAGCACAGACTATCTATATACAGCCTCACAAGTTTCCGACATCCGTCTAAAAGAAAACATCGAAAGCAGTGAAACAGACGCTCTCGAAACGGTCAATCGTATGAAAGTCCGTCAGTTTGACTGGAAAGAGCGGATGGGCGGATGGCATCAAAACATCGGTTTCGTGGCGGATGAACTGGAAGAAATCGACCCGAACTTGGCTCTGGGCGGCGGATATGACGAAAACGGCGAGATGGATATTAAACAGATTAACAGTCCGTATCTTCTCAACTACGCCATTAAAGCCATACAGGAACTTAGCGCAAAGGTCGACGAGCAAGAAAAACGTATCAAAGAGTTAGAAAGGAGATTACAAGATGGGAAAATTTAATGAGTATTCACAGAAAGCAACACCGGCGGACAACGACACACTGATGATTTATGATGCAACGTCGAAATCAAACAAGCTTTTATCGTTCAGCGGAATCTGGAACTGGATTGTTGGGAAACTGACCAATGCGGTTATCAGCAACTTGCAGACGAGCAACAAGACGGTACTGGGGGCGATTAATGAATTAAATAATAACCCCTTTCTGAGGTACGAAAGAACCTACGGAACATCTCTTACGGTTTCGAACGTGCGTGGCGCTACGCATGGTTTAATATTAATAGGTTACACTCTTATCCCATTCTATATTAGTGGTTCTAGTACATCGGGATATACTATTGCAACACCGCAACTTCCAGACGGAATTAGTGTTTCAAACAACGGACGTGCAGTTGCTATCACAACAAAAGCAGCTCAAGTAATAACCTGTATCTATCCGTATATGAAATAATTTTTTTCCGTCTTTCCATTTAACTCATTAAAAAAAATCATAAAAAGCTACCAATGGAGTGTGCTAAGTGCGTTTGATAATGACATAAAAACGTATAGTATTCAAACTGATTTCATGAAAGGAGTTGATAAAATTGGAAATTAAAGGTATTGACGTATCATCCAATCAAGGGAAACCGGACTGGGCGAAAGTTGCTAAAGCCGGTATTAAATTCGCAATCTTGAGAGTGCACCAGAGGTCCGGCGTTGACAGCTCATTCGAGTACAACTACAAGGGATGCAAGAACAACGGAATCCTTGTCGGCGGTTACAAGTATTCATACGCTCTGACACCGGCACAGGCTATTGACGAAGCGGAAGATGTGATCGCTGCACTGAACGGGCGAGGACTGGACTTCCCAGTGTTCTACGACCTTGAGTGGTCTAATCAGCTAAAACTCGGCAAACAGGCAGTCGAAAACATTGCAGTCGCATTTCTGACAAGGATGAAAAAAGCTGGTTATAAGGTCGGTATCTACTGCAATCTGGACTGGTATAATAACGTTCTGACTGATGCACTCAGGAAGTATGAGTGCTGGATTGCACATTACCCAGACCCCGATAATGGAACAATGCAAACAAGGGTAAAACCAAAAGCAGGAATTGGATGGCAGTATTCCAGTAAAGGAAAAGTATCCGGTATCAGCGGAAATGTTGATATGGATGTGTTCTACAAGGATTATAGAGGAACGGCGCAGAAAGGAGAAACAAAAATGGTAAAAATCAGTAACTGCGGACATGATGAGAACGGAAGATATGCAGGCGGGAAAGCAGGAGACCAGACTGGCACAGAATATCGGATCATGAACTGGTACAGTAGACCGTGGCTCTGCGTCCTGAGATTCAATGACGCCAAAATCGCAGCCATGATCGCAGATATGGCGACAAAAGCGGCCCAGAATAATCTCATCGGGTACGATCAGGGTACTGCCGGAAACAGCAATGACCGGTATTCATTCTGGCAGCACTTAAAGGCAAGTAACTACGATCCGGCACAGATCACGGTAGCTTGTGAATCTGATTGCAGCGCGAGCACAGCAGCTATCGTCAAAGGGGCTGGGTATCGTTTAAATAACGCAAAACTCAAAGCGGTCAGCATCTATCTGACGACGCGAAACATGAGGGCAGCAATGAAGGCTGCCGGTGCGAAAGTACTGACGGACAGTAAGTACCTGACATCCGGTGACTATTTAAAGTCAGGAGATATCCTTCTGAATGATAACCACCACGTGGCTATCGCCGTTACCACCGGTGCAAAAGTAAGTACGCCTTCAACCACGCTCACCGGCACCTTCCAGACAAGGCTTCCGATTCTGAGAAAGGGCAGTTCCGGTACAGCAGTGGCAATGCTTCAGGCAATGTTGGGTGTAGAAGCTGACGGACAGTTTGGGAATGACACATATGATTCCCTCAAAGTTTTCCAGAAAAATGTCGGTGTAAAGGCAAATGGAACTTGCGGCATTGATACCTGGAAGAGAGTGATTGAGCATATGAAAGCAAATACAAAATAACGTTCTGATTGATTTTTCCTTCAGAACAAGGTATACTATCAACAGCCGCACAGGGGTTGAACTTATGATGTAAAGTTTCCTGTGTGGCTACGCACAAGTGAAGAGTGCAGACTGATTCCACCGTGCATGAACGGAAGAGCTGTATGTCCCAATTCGAGGCTGTTAGCAGCGGCACGAGTGGACAGTCAGGAAAAGAGTTGGGCATAAAAACCCGACTCTTTTCTTATTCTTCGAGATATTCCTGATATATCTGTTCTATTTCTCTTTTTCGGTTCTGCGATATTGAAACGATATCACCGGAAATCATCTTGATGTCAGATGCAATGTTTGCGATGTAATCCATGTTTACGATATAACTGCGGTGACACCGGACAAAACGCCGATCCAGAACTTTTTCTATCTCATGCAGACGCCGGTAAAAACCATACTGATGCCTGCACGTGCAATGGATGATGCACATTTGACCACGGCTTTCTATATATTCGATGTTACGAAAGAAAACCCTGTGGAAATCACCTTTGAATTTTACAGTGAGCATCCGTTCTTCCAATCTTCCAAGTGTAGTATCAATTACGGAAAACACCCTTCCATCTTCATGCCCTTTGATAACATACTGTGTTGCCTGAACATCAAAAGCATCACGCATGTAGCCGGCATGAGCTGTCCAGAACATCAGACTTCCGGAATAACCAGAGCCACGTAACTTATATGCTACATCAATACCATTTTCGCCGTCTTTTAAAATGATGTCCAACACGATCAAGTCAAACCATTCACCGTCTTTCACATCATCCACAAGAGGGACACCAGAAGTGTATTCTGAAATCTGGTACGTTCTGTCGCCCTTTTTCTTCAAAAATGACTCAGCCCTTGCCTTGAAATAATCAATATCAAGCTGGTTATCGTCAAGTATCGCTATTCGCATTTATATCACACCCTTTTTTCGTTATGCGAAAACATGCTATTTATTCAATTTACCAATTTTTACGGTGAAATGTTGTAGAATTTACAATGTAGATAGTATTTATACAGATATTATACTACAGCAGTTTAATACTGTAAATGGGCTGAATTGCCGGAAATTTACCAAAGCTGCTCTCCTGTGTTAATAAAAGTGCTTAAATATCCGGCAGTCAGTCCATAAATAAAAGATATGAGAAAATTATATTTTACTTCTGATATGATATTAAATCTGTAGTATATTCACCTTCATATTCAGCCAACGGTCTGATTGTTAATGCGAAATCTACTTTTGATATTTCAGAAATCTCGTTCATTGAAAGGAAATCGTCAGTTGGAGTTAAGGTTATAATTGTTTTACAATTATTCAGCAAATATTTGTTGCACAGTTCATAATTCACATCGGAAGTTGTAAAGTCATTATAAGTTTCAGAAACTACATCGTAAACAAAATACTGACCAGTTGTATTCGTGATGCAAAACGTGAAACTGTTCTCTTTTGATGATACAAAATCAACGCTAATACCATCTTTATCATATATGTTTTGAACGTTACTTAACACAGGTGAAGATGTTTCCGTGGCTCCAGTTACATCAACATGCACCTGACCACTATCGAAAGCTTTAAAGCTTTTTGAATTATCATAAGCCCACAGCAAAATATCGAAGCTGCTCAATTCATCCATTTGATAATCTTTATAAAAATTGGTTTTTTCCCAAGCACTGGTAAGTTCTATAGTAGAATTTGCTTTTTTACCTGGTGCAACATCGGCAGAATTAAGACCATATTGGTCACCACCAGCCATGATGCCGTTTATGGCATAAGCGTAAGGTGCAATACCTAAATTCAGATCAGAATTGTTTTCGATATACAAACCAATGGTTCCTTTTGATGGCGACTCTGTTAAGCCTTTTGTTTCGACGTGTACTCCGTTTTCATCATATAAAACAAAGTCTTCTGCAAACGTCGGGATAGAAGTGGATGAAACCAAAATGCTTGTGACACCAAGCACCGCTAATAATTTTAAATGCTTTTTCATAGTAAATCCTCCTTAGTAAAATTTGTATATATTATATCATTTAAAGCACAAGTAGTATAGTGAAATATAATAAAATTCGAGGTGTTATCAATGAAAACATTCAAACAAATTCTGGCCATTATCGGAATTATATTATACGTCAACTACATCATCAGTTCACCGGTATGCGTAGAAGAATATACAAACAGAGGTACTAGCATTTGTTCCGAACAACATATGCACAGACAACCAACAGTCAAAAGAAATGTCACGAAACAGATGCAGCATATTCCTATGCTTGTATTTTATTTTGCTCCAAAGAGGAATGATTTTACCTTTGTTATCACGAATAATTTCTATGCGATTGTAAATATTCCGGTATACCATTGGCAATTACCTCGTGGAAATATTGTTTCATCCCACTTATTCCGCTTTATTAGACATATTATAGGATATAATGCAAACATAAGTTCGTGGCATTCCATCTGCTAATCGAGCATATACTTTAATGTAGGCAGTAGTTTGCAAACAGGGAGGGTTATTTTATGGACTATAAGAAAGAGATTATCGAGATGATAAATGGAATAAAAAAAACAGGCACACTAGAGTACCTGCACACATTTATAAAACTGTTTCTGGAGAAGTGGGGCGATTAAGCCCCACTTTTTTTAATTAGAAAGCATGGAATCAATTAGACTTAAAACAATTTTCTGGTCACGTTCGCTTAATAATGAGAATTTTGAAATCAGATTAAAATCTTCTTTCGCCTGATGGGATGTGTCTTTTCTGGCACGTCCTACATTAAATCCCATTAACCACGATTCTGAAACATTTAACGCCATCCCTAAGACGACCAGTTTTTCTTGACTAGGCTCTGTCTTTCCGGAAACGTACTGGCTAATATCCGACTTATTCATTTTCACATTGTATTTCTTACAATATGGAAGAACAAGATTGAGAATATCAACCTGTCTCAGATTACGTTCGTCCATCAAAGTCTTAAATCTTTCTGATGAACTAACTTTTTCCATTGTATTATACTCCTTTCGCTTTCTAATGATAATATATCACACATGAAACAAAAGTTCAAGCCTCAAAACAAAAAAGTTAAAAATATTGAAAATATGTATTGACTTAGTGCATAGGCAGTGCTATATTATAATTAGTTCAAAACATTGAACCGAAAGGAGTGTGGAATATGGCATTTGATTATAGTAAGCTCAAGGGAAGAATCATTGAAAAATATGATAGTCAGAGTTCCTTTGCGAATGCTATGGAATGGTCAGAACGTACATTATCGCTGAAACTCAACGGAAAGCTGTTTTGGAAACAGTCAGATATTTGCAAAGCAGTCAATCTATTGGAACTTTCTGCTGATGATATACAGGACTATTTTTTCAAAGAAAAAGTTCAAAGTTCTTAACTAGAAAGGAGACACATGAAAGCATCAAAAATTGAAATCCATCAGGTTGAGCAGGAACAGGGAGTATTTACAGAAATCCTTGTAGACGGCCACAGACTTGAGGGAGTAAGAAGCTTCGAACTGAAGCAGGAGGTTGGGAACTCAATGCCGACACTTTCCATTGATCTGAATGCTTTAAATTTATCAACGGATTTAAAACTGTTACAGGTGAACCAGAAAGGCATCGGAGAAATCGAAAGCATTAGATTCAAAGGACAGGAAATGCCAGTTGAGTTTGGCACAAAAGAATAGGCTCCCATATTTCAGAGAGCCGTGAGGATTACTTACTGAGATTTTGCAGAATTGAACAATCGCTGGCACGATTACAACAACCTGTAAAACCGGCATATTTACATTTTAATCTTCCGTTAATAGATTTTGGACTCTTATCTTCTAAAGAAGAAACGGAAATTTGAGTAAATTCGACAAAATAATCCTTGTTCTGTTTTACACAAAAACCAGAATACACCATTAAACAAACACCTCCTTTCCATAAGGAGAGTATACCACAGAAAGGAGACGCATGAGCGAATTAATACCAATTAATTACAATGGCGAAGAACCGACTGTATCAGCAAGAGATTTATATAACTCTCTTGAAATCAGTAAGCGATTTTCGGCATGGTTCGAAACAAACTCTCAGGGATTCGTTGAAAACGAAGATTTTACAAGTGTACTTTCAGGTACGGTTGTAAATAACGGAGCGCACAGAGAAATACAGGATTATTCTTTATCAGTAGATATGGCGAAACACATTTGCCTTATGAGTAGAACTGAAAAAGGAAAAGAATGCCGACAGTATCTCATCGATCTCGAAAAAGCCTGGAACACGCCGGAACAGGTATTTGCCAGAGCATTAAAGATGGCGGACCAGACGATTGCGAAGCTGAAAGACTCTGTTAAGTCGCTGTCAACAGAAGTTAATATGAAAAATCAGATCATCGGAGAATTAAAACCGAAAGCTGACTACTACGATGAAATCTTGAATAATCCAGGGCTTGTAACAATCACCCAGATTGCAAAAGATTATGGAATGTCCGGTAAAAGGATGAATGAAGTCCTTCATGATCTGGGAATCCAGTATAAGCAAAGCGACCAGTGGTTATTATACAGTAAATATCACGGAATGGGATATACGCATTCCAAAACAGTTGACATTGTGAGATCAGATGGCAGACCGGATGTGAAGATGAATACCAAGTGGTCACAGAAAGGAAGAATCTTTCTTTATGAGACGTTGAAAGAGAACGGAATTCTTCCGGTGATTGAACAGATAGCAGCATAATAAATCAGATGCACAATCAGGAGGTAAAAATCAGATGATTAAATGTGAAAAAGGAAACGTATCAATCAACGGTGCGGGAAATGAAGTCATCCACGATCTTTCGGAGATCATATCTCGTACCTACAGTTCCTTTTCGAAAGCGTTCGGAGAGGAAAAAACAAAACAGATGATCTTCAAGGCGGTAAACGCCGGGATGGGAGCGGACAAATGA